TCTGATCCTATACCAATTTCCCACCCCGCATCAAGATTAGCGGTATAAGTTAAACTATTTATAAAGCCAGGTTGGTCAAATAAATAAGCTCCAACAGTTAATTCAACTAAAGGTCCTCTCATATAACCTGCTGAGCTGTAGTCAGGCATAGTATTAGAGGCTAAGTAATTTAGTTTTTTATACATTGGTAATAATTCCTGGACTGATTGGGCTACAATGGTCCAAGATAAGGTAACTTGGCGTGTGAATCCAGAGTAAGTATAAAGTTTATCACCTCTACCTACATAAGAAATAGAATTCCATTCTGGGTTATAATTATCTATAAAAGAGTTTAAGAATGCTCTAAAATGCATAAAATCCTTTAAGGAAGGATTATCATTGTTTATAGCAGCTATTCTAAATTTAACTAAATCATTTAAAGGGCCCCCAACATCAGTCTGTTTAGGATCAACATTAGTAGACCTATAAATAGGGAATGCTGTAATAGTATCAAGAGCATTTATACCTTTACCATTATTGCTATAATCTATACCTTTACTATAATCAAATCTATTATAAGCGGGGCTGCCTGGATTTCCTAAATTGACTCGTTTTTCAATATTTTTTTCAGTATAGTCAGGGGCAGCCGATATAGTATTGGAAATACGTCTACCATTTTCTGTTTTTAAAGAAGCATATAATTCTTGTCTAAAATCTCTTAACTTAGCTCCATAAGTTGAGTAACCTGTTGTTGTAGAAGGTATATTAGGAGTATTATTCCCTGCTTGAATAAGTTGGTCTTGAGTGTAAGTTAATACACCACTAGGGGTACCATCTGTAGCTCTATTATTATATGGTTTATCATTAGTTACATTTTGTGAACCATCAAATACATTTATTCCATTTTCAAGATCATTAAAAATTGAAATACTTGATTTTGTATCTTTTTTTAAAACATATTGTTTACTAACACCATAATTACCTACTATTCTACTTAAATTAAGAACAGGAGGAGTTTTGATTAATGCTTTTGATTCAGGATTAAATAAAAGGGAAGATTGACTATTAGTATCTTTTCCGTCTATAAGTAAATTTTGTAGTCTTGAAAGTGCAGATATTAAATCAGGGGATGCAGGATTGGGTTCTGCAACATATAGATATTTTTTAACATTATTGTTATTAATACCTGTTCTTAAATAACCCCCACCAGGATTTCCAGCAAATCCTATAACAGTATTACCTATACCTAATTCAGCACCGGGACCACCCGTATATGATAAAATTTCATTATTTGAAGGTGAAATCGTAAGAGATCTATTATTAGTGGCAACACCCGTTAAAATTTTACTATTACGTAGTTGTACTAATCTATTTGTATTATAATCTTCTGCCCCATCATCACCGGCTGTGAATTCGGGTTGTAATTTTTCTAAATAAGTTCTTTGAGTTTGTTTTTCAAAATACGCCCCAACACCTATACCGGCTACACTTGCTAGTGTACTTAAAGGATTATATAAACCATCATTTAAAGGACCAACTGTGTTTTGTTCTCGAACTCCAATACGAGACAAAAGTTGTTGTTTTCCTATAAATAAAAGACCTTGAGGGGATGTTAAGAATTTACCTATCCTAACCTCATCCTGAATTACAGCTCTAGGAAGACCAAATCCACCCCTAAAAAAGTCTGTAACATTACCACCAACACCACCTAAAGGAGGTAATCCACTAATTAACTGATAACCGTTACTTTCAGGTTCATCAGGAATTTGTGTAATTACATAAGGGGCTTGGGTGTATGTTTCATACTTTAGAGACTTAAGATTAGTCGTTGAGGTTATTAAAGGCATACTTAACCATTAAGACTATTAAAGTCCGCTTACTAAGAATCCTCTACCTTCGGGAGCTCCTAATTTATATCTATCTGAGGTTAATTCACCATTAGAAAAGTCTAATTGTGAAGGTGGTGGTAAAACAATTGTAGCTGCTTTTTGTGGACCATCGTACCTAAAGTAATCTGACTTTTGGATTTGTAGGTTAGGGCTACCATCTAATGAATAACCATCAGTGGCTGCAGTGGGACCCGCCCAGTGCATTTGAGTTTGGGTTTTTTCAGTATTCTTAAGGGGTGGAGGTGTAGTACCATCCCAGAAAGTTAAATCTGAACCTTGTGATTGGAGTTTATTTAATAATGACATATCTAAATTGATTTAGGGTTTTGATTATAAATATTAACCTTTATTGGACTTGTGCACCATTTGTCATTCTACCTATCTCTAGGCGATTCATATCTGTAACCATCTTAATGTTTGATATAGCTAAGGGGAGGCGATTAAATCCTTCTCTAAGACTCTTTAATTCATCCAACATTGGTTTTAAGTCTAATGGGGCAACTTGAGTAGCAGTAGCTCTTAGATCACCACGTTCAGCTACATTTAATGGTGTGGTTTTTGCTCCTTCGGGAAGGTGAACAATTTCAGGACCAACTTCACCTACTTTAATAAAACCAGGTTCGGTTACCTCAGCGCCAAATTGAGCACCTGGAATATCGTTTCCGATAGCACCTGCTATTAACCCAGCAATGCCCCCTATAGCAATACCAGCAACAGCCAAACCCGCAAGAGCTTTAAAAGGATTAGCAATAGCATAGGCTGCAGCATTAGCAATAGCTGTACCTTTAGCAGCCGTAGCCATTGCCCTAAGTCCAATAGCGGCTTGAGCAAATCCACTAACCATTTTAGCTATTTGTACTGTAGCTATAACTCCTAAAATTGCACCTAAAGCTACTGAGTTTTCTAAAATAGCACCCATTATATTCATAAAATGACCTAGGGGACCCTGGACTAAATCTCCTATTAAACCTTGCATTTTTTCTATAGCTAGGTTAAACTTTGTTTGGGTAGATAAAGATTCAAGTCTATTTCTTAGTTCCTCGTCTGTTACATCTTTAATTATTTCACCTTGTTCATTTAAGTATTCCTGCTTTAATAGCATTTCACTTAATTGACCTACGTTCATTCCTAATGATTCAGCTAATGCTTGTTGCTGGATAACATTCATACCCTGGAAATCACTGAATGTACCCATTTCATTATTAAGCTCATCCATTAAACCATTGATATCATTAGTTAAAGCAAAATAACGAGCTCTTTCTAGGTTAATTTCTCTACCAATTAATAATTCAGCTTCTAATTCTTTAGAAATTGAATCTTCAAAGTTAAGTAAAGAACTAGCTACTTGATTTACTGCACCTAATGAGGTACCTAAAGCAGTAGCTTTAGCTACAGCTTCTGTTAATGCTGGTACGGAACCTCTAAATTGAGCTAGAGCAAAAGCACCCTGTTTACCAACTTCTTCTAATACTTTTCTTTGGTTGATTTGCACCCCAAATTGTTTACTAACTTCTTGGGTAGTTTTTAATTGAGCGGTATATTGTTGATCAAAATCTTCTCCGGTAGCTTCAGCAAAAAATTGTAATTGAGCTGCCTCAGTAGCCTGGATGCCTACTAGTTTAGTAAGTCTAGTTTGAACAACTAAATTATCAGCATCAATTTTACCTTGAACTCCTAATAATTCATTAAGATTGGATTGAGCTTTAGCTAAATCACTAGTGTTAATTAAATTAGAACCAGTAGCTCTTGCAGCTTGTAATAATTCCTTTCGAAGAGTTATAGCTTCTGAGCGAGAAAGCATTAAATTCTTTTGGAATCCAACTAATTCTTCATCAATTTTTCCGGCTTGTTTAGCTAAAGCAGTAAATATTGTTAGAGGATCAACTAAAGCTTTACTAAAACCTCCAATTAACTTACTAATACCTACATAAGCTGTATTTAATTTAGTAACAAAATTTAAAGATTTATTACGAGCCTCTTGTTCTAAATCTTCTCTTTCTTGAATTAATCTTCTTTGCTTCGCGGGAGACCCAGTATTTTCTAGTTCTTTATTTATTCTAGCTAATTTCTTTTGATACTCATCTGTATTTTTTTCTAGATTAAGTTGTTCGGCTGCATACTCACGCATTGAGTCTACAGCATCATCAACTTTAAGCATATTGCCTATTTTACTTAGGCCTGGGATATTACCAATACCTTTTAATATAGCACCAGTTAATCCTATAGTAGCATTAATAGCTTTTAAATCTAATAATTGACTTTCTAAAGCTTGATTAGTTTTTGCAACTTCACCTACATTTTCTTTTAAAACTCCTTTTAAATTAATTAAAGCTGCTTTTTCTTCATCTGTTTTAACTCTTTGAGATTGTAATAGTCTTTGTTGCTGTTCTAAAAGAATTTTACTTTTTTCAGATCTTTTTTGAAGATTTTGAATTTCTTTTTCAGAAGTCTTTGTTATATTTTCTTGGCTATATAACAACTGGTTAGAGATATTTTGAAACTCCCTAAAACCTTTTTTAGTATTGCCTAATATTACGTTAGCTTTAGTAACTTCATTTATAATACTAGTCCAAGAATCATAAGTAAATTTTAAATCATTGTTTAACTCTCTTACAGTGTTTCGAACATCCTTTAAGAGTTGATTATAGGCTGCAACTTTAGTATTAGTTTTACTTTGGTTTAAAGCATCTAATTGACCTTGGTAACCTTCACCTTCAGGTCCTAATGTCTTAAGAAGATCTTTAATATTTTTTATTATTTGAGTAGTATCATCCATTATTCAATTATATATTATAAATATGGAAAGCCCTAAAGTTTAATTATACTTTGGAGCCTTCTGTTCTTTACTATTATATTGAGTACTTACTCTAGCAAACTCAGGAGCATTTACTGTACCATCTTCATTGATGACATTAGTTGTGTTTCCGGATTTGGTTTGCTGTTTTTGAGATTCAGCTTGTTTTGTATAATATTCCTGGAGTTTATTGAATGTAAACTTTCTTAACCATACAGGCATATTATAGACTGTGTAGTAATCATAACCACCATTGCCATGAAATATTATTTCATGTATCTCGTTAAATAAAGCTGCTCTAAAATTAGAGACGGTCTGCGACGTCAGGCCAAAAAAAGTCAAGTCCAATGGGAATCGTACGAAATCGACCGTCCTCCCCCTCATAGGACATATCCACATCTGGCATAGTATTTTTATAGTGTTCTCTAAATGCTCTTGAATCTGTAGCTAAAAAATAATTATCAATAAAGTCAATTATACTACTCATGTCTCGTTTACCACTAACTGAGGTGATAATAAAGCGAAAGCGAGTAGTTAACTCACCTGCATTAGGATTAACTTTTCTAAGACCTTCTAATTCTTTATCAATGGATTTTTCGTCTTTACTTGTTAATAACTTAAAAGTAATGTGAGTGCTAGTAGCGGGCATCACGTAAGAAAATTCATTTAATTCCTCAGTTAAATTAGTAAAATCATTATTAATATTTTCTAACTTAGATAAATCAATAGTTTGTGTATTTTTCCCGTAAGATACCGTATAATTTGAACCGTATCCTAAAATGCGGGCGGCCACCAATAAAGCATTCTTATCGCCTATTAACAAGTCATCTAAATTAAATTTAGGGCTAACAATAAGGGATTCTAGTAATTTATCTAAAACTATACCTTGTTGAATGTAGTTAGCATTAGCTAGGATATCTTCTTCTCTAGCTGTCATATATTTCATCTCTAATTTGCCTTCTTTTAGAGGATGATCTGTTGGATAAAAGAAACCCTTTGAGGGTAGTTCAACCATTTCGGTTGGGAATTTAAATTCGCTCATAAATTATTTGTTATAACGGTTATATGTTTATAAATACTATAAAGGGAGGTTTTCTAACGGGTTAATTAATTAGATTTAGTTAAAGTAATGTCCTTTAACTGGTTTTTTGTTTTTTCTTCAAGCTTATCCACCCTACTGTCGATATGACGGTAGATAGTTTCTAGTTCCTGCCTGAAGGTTTGGTCTAGATTGTTAGAATGATCGTATAACCTTTGTTCAACCTGTTCAAGATTTCTTATATCTTTAATGAGATTTTTGATTGTCACATAGTTCATAAACGTAACCACAACTATTACAGCAGTAATAACAGCAGCTACACCTAAAAGAAATGATATTGTTTCCATATTTTTGAGTAGTGTTAGATGTTAAAAAACCTGTCCTTTATAGATTAGACTATAAGGTAAAAAAAAAGCCTGGCATAGCCAAGCTTAAATTTAATTTTATGTAAACTTTTATTAGAAGTTTAATACACAGTAATCCATTCCTAATGTTACAGTAAGGTTTACAGCACCTGCGTCAGTGTCCCAGTTATATTCACCAAAATTAGCATTTTTAATAAAAGCTCCTTTGATTACCCATTCTGAAACGATATCGCCTACTGGACCTAAAATCTGAATAGTTGGATCTTTCTTATAGAAGTCGGAATAGCCATCTCTACCAGTTACTGATTCGTGGTGTAAACGAAGCCACTCAATTACGGCCTGAGCTCCTGAAGGAGTGATCGGATCATATAATGTCATGGTTAAATCATTCCAAGAAGTTCTACCTTTTACTTTACGATAGATGTTGATGTGGTTCAATTTAATTTCACCTTGTTCGAAGCCTACCGCTGATAAGCCCTTAATCATAAAGGCGGGGATGCCTGTAATCGAGAAGATAAACCTATTCTGAACTTTAGGTTCGAAGGGGGTGAAGAAAATATCGTTTATACCTAATACTGCCATTTTGCTGTGTTATTTATTTTATTATAAATATTAGTGTTTGAAACTTTTACGCTGGGAATGTTGCACCAGTTGGTAAGATACTGAAGTCGAGATAAATGAATTCAGCTGTCTTAGTTGGTTGAATGAAGATCTGCCCAATTAGCTGGTTTCTATCAATTACATCCGCAGTATTATTGGAATCATCCATAATTACTCTGAACGCGTATAAACCTTGTCTCTGTTGTACTGACTCTAGATATGGATTTACAATCGATAAGAAATTATTTCTTGTTGTTAAAGTATTTTGTTCAAATACTAAGTTATTAGCAACTTGAGAAATAAAGCTCTTAAGTTGAATTAATAATCTACGTACATTTACTCTATCAAGAGCAGATGACTTAGTTTGTAATGTTTTTTGTCCGTACACTACAACTCCAGTTCCTGGGAATGTTGCAAGTGGGTTGACTTTGCCAGTATATAATGTATCGCGGTTAGCTTGAGAGAGTTTTTGTTCTGCTCTAATTACTTGACCTAAACCACCACGGTTAATTCCAGCAGGAGCAAACCAAGGATCAGCTGCTCTATCATTGAAAGCATAAACACCTGGGATTAGGGCTGAAGCTGGTACCCAAACATTTTTACCTGTTTCTGGGTCAATGACTTGACACCATGGCCAGTAAGCAGCAGCATACGAAGTATCTCTAGAAGCAGCTTGTGAAGTTATAGCTCCTACAGTTGAACCATACCCAACTAGATCGGGAATGTAAATGCTATCTCCTCTATTTTGAGTATTTGTAACAATACTTGTAATAGCTGAAGTGTTACTAGCGAAAGCATCTACTAAACCTGGAGTTGTTATTAAATTAAATCTATAATCATCCTGGTTAGCCAACAAATTAATCATGTTAGTATAGTCACCTGCTATTAGACCTTGAGTGTTTGTATTACTAATTGTATCGTAATACTTATTTCCACCTGCTGCTACGGGGTTACCAGTAGCACCTCCAAAAGAACTACTTGCATTTATAGGGATTGAACCTGTAAAAGAAGATTTAGCTACACCATTATTATCAAAGTAATCTGGGGTTGGAGAGGTAACTGATTTTACTCTAATATAATTCGATCTATTAGCATAAGAACCGGAAGTTGTAAGCTGGATGGTTGATGGGTTGTAATTTTGAGTTTGGTCACCAATTACTGCGGCAATATAGTTTGGTTGAGTTGGATCTAATGATAAATTAGTCCAAGTCTCTAATACAATTTGGTTATTTGTATTATCATTACCCTGTCTTACTAATAAAGTAAATGTGCCCGAAGAGGTGTTTGAGTTTTGGATAGACCACCTAACATTATCTGAAGTACCATTGGTTAAAGCTCCAGAAGAATCTAACGATCCCGAACTATTCATAATAACACCTTCTGAAAGGGTTTCTAAAACAAGGGATTCGGCATTTGTAGCTCCACTAAAATTAGTAGTAGTACTTCCAGATACATAAGTAAAATTATTTAAAGTTGATGCTAAAAAAGCAGTTCCTACTTGTGAAGATGTAGTGTTAAATAATAAACCAGTAGATCCAGAAGCACTAGCTACAATAAATTGTAAAGATGAGCTATAAGGAGCTATAGAAGAGCTAAAATTAAATGCTGTTGTAATTGCTGTAACAGTATTAGCAGGTGTTGAACCTGAAGCTACAAATATAGTTGTTGCTGTATTTGCAGGTGGTGTACTTCCAGTAACAGCAATAGTGATTCCGCTAATTGAAAATGATCCAGTAGGAGTAATAAAAGGAGCTAAACTAG